GAGTATAGAAGCTCCTAAGTCAACACTTATAGCTCCAGTATCATTCCCTTTAAAGATACCACCTAAGAAGTTAGATTTACGCTTACCATAGTTTGTCATTTTAACTTTCATTTCCATAGTAAGTTCTTTAATCTTAATGCTATTTTGCGGTGCTAATGTTATTAAGGGTACCGCTACCTTTTCTTCTCCTATTTTTATATCCATGCATTTAGGAGTACCATCTTCATTTAAAAATGGTTTAATAGACTCTATATGCTGATTATTTGCTAATGATTGGGCTTGAGCAACAGCGTCATTCAAGCCCTTTAACAATTCATCTAAAAAGTTTCCCTTTTTAACTTGGTTGTCCACCAGCAGGAGCCTCTTTTTGTTTACCTATTGAGTTATTCAACATATCTAATACTTTCATTAATCCTTCAGGCTTTTCTTGCTTGCCTTTTACACTAACACTGTATTTAGCCGATGTATCTGAACTTCTACTATTCTCAGAATGATGAGATACTTTGCCTTCAAACTTTGCACTCCAGCAACCCCATCCTACAGATGCACTTGCAGTTGCACTTGAATCTGTTGATGATTTACTTGCTGATTGTGTTGATACTTCCATGTCAAATTCCACATCTATACTATCTACGCATAGACTTGGTATATTAATAATTGATAATAATGGTACATCTAATGCAACACTTTCAGAACCATCTTCATATTTAAATGATACTGATTTAGTATTACCATCTTTATCCATTCCAACTTCTTGTATAAAAGAAGCTGTGGTTGCCGCTAATGATTTTTGACCTTCAGAAGCAGCTAATAAAGGTGCTGCTATTAAAGTCTCCATTGGTAACCCTGTAAATTGATTTGCTATACTTGCCATTTTACTCCTTAGTATTTCTTGTTATCGTTTCGTTCTTGCATTCTCAAAAATTTGTCCTTTAATCCGTTACCACTTAAACTAGCGATAATCTCTACTAAAGTTCTATAACTATTCTCTAAACCTTTTTGTTCAAGTTGCATCTTTTTTTGTTGGTCTATTAATTTAATAATAATTCCTTCAACTCTCCCAAAACTTTCTCGCATTTCTTTAGAAAGTTCATCTTGTATATATTTGTTTTGCTTTTGGATAAAAAACCAAAAAGCTATTGCTACAACTAACGGTATCCCATATTGTTCTAATATAGTCAAATAATCCATTACTTTTTCTTTTCATTTAATATCTCTGTTAGTACTTCAATAGCACCTTGACATTTAATAAAAACTTCTCTTGCCTTTTCTTGTTGCTTAGTCAAGTTTTCAATTCTTTCTTTTATAGTCATTATGACTGACCGCCTATTTCACTTCCATCACTATTTGCTGTTGGAGCTGATGTATGTCTTTTTAATGTTCCATCATCTTCACAAAATATATAATTAGCTGTTCCATTTGGAGAATATAAAACTAAATATCCAGGAGTATTTCCTCCAGAGCCATCCCATAAACTTAAAGTTCCCTGTTTTGAACTATTTGAGCCAACTGCTAAACCTCCATTAGGTATAGTTACATCAACTTTTCCATCAACAGAACTGCTTCCTTGAATAGTTAGTCCATTTGTATTTTGACCATCATATTCTGTTACGGAGAAATAAAGTAAAGACTCTTCACTACCAGATGTAATATCTACCGCTCTTCCAATTATTTTGCAATATTCATGTTTATTTCCTGCAGAATCATTTCCAGAAAATTTCAAAACACCTAAATAATCATTATCAGCAGGAGAAGCACTATTTCTATAAAAGTCTATATCTGGAGAATTATCAGCAGTTGCATCTGTCGATTCAATTCTCATCATATTGTTTGATGCATCTGTTCCTACAATATGCAATCTATCCTCACTTGTATCCCATAGCATATAATTACTTGCAGTATCTCCAAAAAACTTAACATCATGTCCTGCATCATCAATACCAATAGTCAAAGTTCCTTTAACAGTTAACGCTCCACTAGACAAAGACATTAAATCAGTATCATTAACATGTCCTATATTGCTGGTTCCATCTAACTTCACATCACCTATAGTTAATGATGCAGCTGTAGTTGTGCTTGTTCCTGTTGATAATTCTCTTGTCCAAGTAGTCATATATTCTCCTAAAAGTCTTGCGGTTTAACAAATGTATGAGTCTTATAATATCCTTTAGAATATTTTTTAGCTTCTTTTATTCCTTTTTCATATTCCATATCAAAATATTGAGCAACATCTATTTGCATATTTCTAGGTTCTTTATATCCCATAGAAATTACTTTATTAATTATAATATCATGAAATTGCTCAGGAATTTGTGACCATGTAGCAGTCATAGCATCTACAGATAAATCTGCATCTCTAGATATAGCATAGATTCTTAAATCTTTAGCTTCAGATATAGATTGCCAATGGGATGTATAACCATCTCTAGTTACAGCATTAGTAGCCTTTTCAACTATTCCTATTTTTAATAATTTATCTACATACCATGCTCTTTGTTTTTTAGTTGCCATTATCCAGTCTCCGCAGTATCATCATCAATAATAGGTTTACCTAATAGCATAGGCATCTCTACATCATTAAGCCAAATACTTTGTATTTTAATTATTTTAGTATCTAATTTATAGTATCTTTGATTAGCTACAGTCGAAGCAGTATAACTATCTTTGATTATTTCTGTTCTAGCACAAAAATCATCTTTAGCTCTATTTAAAAGTTTAATAGCTTCTACCTCTCCTAAATGAGGATGATGCTGCTGTACTAATTCTATCATTTCTTTAGTCTTCATTATTCTCCTCTAGGCTGTTTATCTTGCTCTGTATATCTACTCATTTCAACTTGAAACATAGCTCCTAATGTTTGCACTTGAGTTTGCAACATTGTTAACATTTCATTATCCTCTTCATCTTGAATAAAATCGCTTATATAAGTTTGCAGTATATTTGCAGCTGCCTTTAATACAACTGCTTGTTCTAATTCAGGAGGAAAATAATCAATAGTTGCTACAGCTAAATTAGATATCCTAGAATATGTATAGTGATAAATCTTAGCTGTTTCACTACCAGTAGTTATTGGGGCTATTTCTAAAGCTGTAGCTCCAGCATCTGTTGTTAAACAATATACAGGGGAATGCTCAGTAGCGTAATATAAGCTATTACTATCTTTTGCTCTTCCAAAGTCTTGTATAGATACTGCTCTGCATTCTCTATCAATACCTGTTGAATCAACCCTCGTAACCAAAAGAACCTTAGCTCCTTCTACAGAGGTCCAGGTAGTAGGACTATTACTTAAATCTACTGGATTAGATGCATATTTTAACAATACTTCATTAGGAAGCATATCTGCTACTTCATTAACTGCTGCATTAAATAAGTCAAAATAACTTAAAGAAGCTATATTAGTATAATCACTTCCTATTAACTCATTTAATCTATCATTTAGATTAGCCATTATTTGCCTTTTTTATTTTTACTTTTATCAGTATTTAATTTCCTTCTGGCATCAGGCTTCACTTGTCCATGCCAGGGATTACCAAAACTATCTGAAAACCTATTAGCTAATTTTTTAGCCATTATCTAGGATTCCTACTAGTACCTCTTGTTTTTAAAGCAACAGCTCTTCCACTAGATTTAACACCTCTGCCACCACTTATCCTTTTTTTTCTTTTTTTAGGTTTAGATGGAGCTGAACTACCACCAACCAAATTAATATGCGTTACTGTTTTTTTACTCATTTTATATTACTCCTCTTTTAATGTATTAATAAAATTATAGGCCAAAATTGGTTATAGGCCGTAATTCTTGTACTTCCTGAGCCACTTTCGTAGCTAAGTCTAATTTTTTGATATCCTCCTTTAAGAGAGCATGTTAAAGGAAGTCCTTGTAATTCACCTGTAGTTGCACTTGCAGCTACAGTATCGCCAGCAGGAGCTATACCAACTGCTGGAAAATCTTCGCTAGTATCATGAGTTGGGTCTAAATCACTAGCTAATGTAGTGCTTAACGCCCATTCTTCTCCAGATGCCCAAGTATACGCGGTTCCAGTATCAGCAGCAATAGCATTAGAAGCTGATTCGTTAACACTTAAAGTTAAATTTGCACTTACCGCACTATTACCTCCACTATCTTCATCACTTGCGCATAAAGCTAAACCATAGCCTTCTATTGTACTAACCATTCCAAGAGGAGGATTAAAAACCATGCTTATAGTTTTATTATCTAAATTAGATGGAAGGATATCTGAATTAGTTGCCGTATTTTCAGTCCAAGGCATTCTTAAAAACGCTGAATAGCCTCCATGATAAATTTTTCTTGTTTGCATTTGCTCAAATGTTGGCAAAGTAATTTTGTATACATCACCTAAATCAAATGCATTAGCAACAGGAATATAAATATTAACGCCTATATCAATAGTATAATGGTTTTTATCACTAGCCAAAGCGCTAACCATATCCCAATATCTTCCATCTCCCGAAGTAGCACTTGCGCATATAGTGTCTATTAAATTATCATTTAAATCATATTTTTTAACTTGAAATTTACTTGTACTAGAAAAAGTTATAGTATAATAATAAGCACAATTAAAATCACTTGTACACGACCCTCTTAGCGCTTCATTGGAAGTTCCAGTTGTTTGCGTAATATATGTGCCTCCATCAGTAGACCCTTGGCCATCGCTATATCTACCTAATAAAAAAGGCTTAAAATAATAAGGAAGCCATTTTCCTGCCATCCCCCCTATATTACTTGCTAAAGTTGCTGTTGCCATTATACAGTATGCATAAAGATGTTAATTTTTACAGGCTTATTTATATTATCTACATCACTTTGTGGTGTCATAGCTAATCTCATATAAGGCATTTTACCATTATCTTCAATACTATATATACCCGCACCTATAGTTTGGGTTCCAGCATCCCATGTAACTAAATCTTTTAGTTTAAAATAATTTGTGCCATCAACAGAACCTTCTATATCACAATCTATATTACCTGGGTCGCCATTCAACTCTTGAAAGCCACCATTTAAAACGACTGTGAAGTCTGTATCTATCGCCCAATCAAATGAATCTGTTACTATCTTATCTGTATCATCTAAAAATGCATGACATTCATGTCTTACATGAGTATTAATACCGTCATTTGCAACAATACTAATATTTTCATTTAAGCTAGGGTCTGTGGTATTTTTGCCCAAATCTGTCCAATTACTTACACTACCCGCCATTCTTTTCTCCTAAATTTATGTGAAGGGGCCGAAGCCCCTCCACGATTAATAAACTAACCACTTATTATGATGGGTCAGGTCCTACACCAGTAGTTCCATCACCGCCTATATCAGTTCCACTTATGCCTTCATTTTCTCCATGTATTTTTTGGAAAAGTGTCCAAGTAGTAGTGATACTATTATTTAAAGTACCTCCACCATCTAGATTAAAAGCATAATAAGGAGCTATAGGAGTCCTTACCTTATAACCATTTGCAATAGCTGCAACTGTAACCACATCAGCAACAGGCAATTTAGGGTCCATAATAAAAGTATATTTCAATGTATCAACTGCTAATACGCAATCATCACATATTTGTTTATACTCAGCACCATTACTACCCGCTGTTACTGCCGTATTATTGCCAGATAATGCAAAATCATCGTTATACCCAATCCATAAGTCTAAAGGTAATGCAGCCCCATCAGCCGTAGCTGAAGCAGACATAGACATAACCCATTGCTTAGAACCATCAAGCTCTTTAGGAGTTTTGAGGGTATAAGCATCATTTTCAGAGCTAGTATGAGCTACAGTACATTCCCATTTGTGATAACCATTGGAAGTACTTTTCACCCATGAACCTTGTGTTAAAGCCATAATATCCTCCTACTTAAGAAAACTTAAGAATTGCGTGGGTTTCAGGAAGACTAATTTCCAAGCCAGCTTCAGTGATGATTTGGTCCATTCTTCCATCAACACCGTTGTCTTGTACGTTAGTTTCAATGAAGGTGTCTCGACTCACACCATTACCACTAAGTGGTCTATATGCTACATTTTTCATATCAACTGCTACACAGTAATCTTCCCATGGTCCCCTTAATAAAGGTTCAGCCACAAAATGTAGATTACCGAATATAGTATTAACTACAGTCACTGTATGCCCAAAAGCACCAGGTACAGTAGCTACATCTAATCGATATTGAGATGAGCCTACAGAATTATTTAGGAAGCTTCCGCTACCTAATTTATTTAAATATGTAATAACTTTTCTTGAAGCCAAGACAAGCTTATTACCACTATTACCAGACTCAGGTGCAAAGAAATCTTCCATTGCATCTAAGAAAGCATCATAGCCAGATGAAGCATAAGACATATTATAAACCTTACCATAAGATTCACTATATGTTAAGATACCCCAAGATGTTCTAATAGGAGCTGATGTTGATTGGTCATTTAAAGTACTACCTGCGCCAAATAACATTGCTTGTTCTATATCCATCTTGTGTTCCATTAACTTATCTTGCCAGATTCTTTGAAACTCATTAGCAATACCTCTATATTCAGTTGCTAAAGATGTTCCAGAGAAAATGCTCATACCAGTTTTAAAGATTTGTGTATAACCTTCTCTGTCATACAATTTGTCTTCCCAACCAATAGGAGAATCACTTCCCTCAGTCCATGCACTGCCAATTACTTGACCTTTATTTCCAACAGATACTACAGTATCTTGTGGAATATCTTGTAAAGGTATTAATGCTTCTGCTACAATAGTAGTCAAAGCATTATCAGTCTCATGATGCATTTCTTTATTAGTACTTGTTTGAGAGAATGTACCTGTACCTGTTGTTGATGTAGTATCTTCATGTACTCTAAATTTATACACAACACCATCATCAGCTTTTACTGCTATTACTGAACCAGGTACGATAAAATCACAAGTATCACCAGAAGATATTCTGCCATACTCATCATATTTGCAAGTTAACAACAAGTCTTCACCTGCATCTAAAGTTGCAGTACCATTTGCTGTAATTGCACCGCCATCTGCGAGTGTATCAGCTGTTTTAATTTCAAAGTTACGTCTTTGCCATTGATGTCTTTGCTCTAAGAACTTAAACACAGGGTCGTTCGTAGCTTTTTTTGCCACCTTCGATAAATATACGAAGAATGGACTTTGTTGTGGAGCTAACTCTGCAACACGTTCGCCGAAATTAAACTTACGTCTAGTATCATTAATATCGACGTTAGTAGATACGACATCGTTGCCAGCTTGCCCGCTGTAAAACGTTGTATTTGCCATCGTTTATTTCCATCCTTTAACCCGTCCTCAACTCGCTTTGGTTATATGCGCTTCGGTTGGGTGATTAATAAATTACTTCCAAGGGTTTTTACTATTAAAATCCCCTATCATTTTATCTATCATCTTGTCTTCTAAACTACGACTATCGGCATTTGATTGGCCAGAAGGCATAACTCCCATAGGAGAAGGTACTTGCTGGGCATTCTTCATTTGCTGAAAATCTTGACTAGGTTGTGCAGGGTTACCCTGTTTAGGAGCTCCTCCACTATTTAATCTATATAAAGAAACAAGATTATCTAGATTGACGGATTTAGGAGAACTCATAGTTTTGATAAAATCAACCGCTTCATCTCTTGACAAGCCATGATGTCCTGTCACATATTGATAAACTTCATTTTTTTGTTGCTTTTCAATTTGTCGAGCTTCGAATCTTTTAGCATTTGCTATCCTATTTGCTTCTATTTTATCCATTTTTTCCTGGACTATAGAAGTTTCAAATTCAGATTTAATACTATTATATTCTGTGATATCATCTCTCCATTGTTCAATTGAATCCATATATTTTGCACTATCACTAGTGGGGTCGCTATAAGCTTCCTCTCTATTGAAATGTGCGGGTTTTAAAGGCTTAGCTGGTGGAGGCGGAAAACTTTCCTTAGTAACAACTTCTTCTTTAGGTTGCGCTACTGGTTGTGGTACTTGCTGTGATTGCGCTTTTAATTGATTTTGCAATCTTGCATTTTCAGATTTCATTTTATCAGCTTGAGATTGCCAATATTGATATCTTTTAGTATCATTATCAGTAGTTACTTCGTTAGTTTGTACCTCCGTACTATCAGCAGGTTGTCCTTGAGCAGGAGCTTCTGTAGTACTTTTATCTTCGCCTGTAGTAAAAACATCAGCAATACTAGAGCCCTCATCAGAGAAACCTTCTTGAAATACAGCTTCTTCTAACGATTGATACTGTTTATCAGTTGTTCCTTCTTGAGGGGTATCTGTTTGTATATTATCTTGCGACATTATTATCTCCTTTTAGCTGCCTCTTTTCCACTAAGAGGGTGAGCTGGTTTTTGCAGCATCTTTAATCTGCGTTTTTATAGTGGATAAGCTGTCATTGAGCCTTTCTTCATAAAGAGTACCAGCGGCTTTAGCTTTATTTTTAACGCCATCTAAGTCTCCTTTGAATTTCTCAACTTCAGCTTTCTTTCTCAAGTTTACAGCTTCTCTATCGCGAGTTTGTAAATCGCCTTTAAGTCGCTTAATTTCTTCTGTAGCTCCTTGTAATTGCTGTTGTAATTTAGCTATAATATCTGTTCTTTCAAGCACTCCTTCCATATCGAATATTTCTGTTTTCTTAAGAACTTCAATCTTATCTACTAATCCTGCTTTATAGGCTTCCATATAGAATTCTAATTCAGCATATCTATTACTAGGCAATGTAGAGCCTGATACTACTATTATATCATATTTTCCTATAGTAATATCATTTATAACTTTAATTTCACCTGTTTTATCATCAACTAACTTCTTATTAATGACAAATTCACTCATTGAGTTATTAGGTTGGATAACTCTAAAAACTTTTTCTGTTTTATATAATTGTTGCATTAAAGGTATTGCAACTTGACCAAGTCTTACTAACGCAGCTTCAACATCTGCTAGTTTAGATTTCATTTTTCTTTGGCCAAATTCGTCTAAACTTATAGTAGCTTTATATGTATCAGGAGCATTTTGAGCATTTCCCATCATCATTTCATATAATCCTAAAGCATGGTCAATATCATTTTTAGCAGTTTGTTCCTGTGTATACAATTCATTGCCTAACGGAGTAGGTTGAACTGCTACAGGAGGACCATCTGTAGGGTCATATGGTATAGCTACTCCAGGCTGCGCCCATTTCTCTTCAAAATCTTTCATGTCAACACTACCTTCTGGGACAAGTATTTTAGTATTAGTACTTGTAGTAGCGTGAGCAATTATCAAAGAACGTGTTTTATTTATATATTCTTGCAAACCCTTAATAAGTCTTACATCAGATACAGGATATGGAGTTCTTGTATGTATATTCATTATAGGAATAACTGGATATCTCTCTAAAGGAAGTACTCTTGAATACAACTTTTTATCTCCTATAATAACACATTGCTTTACTCTAGACATTGTAACTTGAACGACATCAATTTGACCTTCTTCTACTAAATCAGCATGAGTCATTTGCTCCATTTCAATTTCAGGAACTGAAGTTTGATGTATACTAGAATCAAGTCCAGCTTGTTCCATTTGCGCTTTTTGCTGTTGAATCGCTTGTTGCCTCTGCATTTGCAATTGCTGAACCATTTTAGCTGCTATCTCAGGGTCTGTTATTATTTGCCCCTGTATCATAAAAGCTGGTTTTTTTAGATATTCTTCAAAATCATCTTCATTCAATAAGTCTTCTTTACCTGAAAACTTTTCAAATATTCTCATTTCATTTACATCTACCTTATAATATCTTTCATATCCTCTGATATATTCTTTATTATTTACTCTGCCTACATCTTCTGGGAAGGTGACTTCACCATCATCTGCTCTTTCAGTTCCAGGAGCATTCCAATCTTCTTCTCCAGTAGCATTCCTAATTTTAGCTTTATACATAGGATAAAGCTTTTCAGCTTGGTCTTTAGTAAATAACTTAGATATTATAACATTTTCCGCATCATCAAAAAGCTTATGCCGACTGTTAGGGTCAACATATACATCTAATGGGTCTATATCATGAAAACAAACTTCACCTTTACCCATATCCATCATAGGGTCTTGATATATATGCAAATATCCAACACCCATAACATAATAATCATCAACAGCTTGTCTTATTACAGACCTTCCATCTGATATATCATACATATAAGCCAATAGGTTACTAAGAACCTGAGCAACCTTATTATCAGAATCTTCTCTTGGAGCAGCTCTAAAAGAAGGTCTATTAGAAGTAAGCATTGCTTTAGCAGATTCTACTGCAGGGTGAACTCTATTAATAACTATAGGTGCTTGACCTCTAGATTTTAGAGTTTCCATTTGTTCAGCAGTCCATTGTCTGCCTAATCTAAATTCTTTATCTTCTTTAGCATGTTGAGCCCAAGTATCTCTTTTAGATGAGTAATCTTTAAAAAGGTCCTGAGTCTCCTGGACAATATCCTCTTGATAATCTTCCTGTTTGTTGTCTTTTTGGTTATATGCCATCAGCTTAATTTACGCATTACATAGTCATCCAATCAAGAGTTTTCTTTGGATTTCTCCATTCTTCATCGGATAAACGTTCAAATTCTTTTTTTCTACAAGGTTTTGACCCATCTAAAGCAGTCCAAATTGCATCCATAATATCATCATGTCTTCCTTTTGGATATGATAAAAACTCGCCTTGCGCATGAGTATCTTCTGCTCTAAAGTAAAATGTCCCTTTCGCGAAGAGGGGGACTAAGGATAACAATCTTTCAGATTTAGAGTTTCTAGGTTTGACACCTGCTTCTAATCCTGGAATATATAAGTTATCTTCTCTCATAAGCTCTCTTACTGCAGTTCTTAAGGCTTCTTGATACCCCACTGTCTCAACCTTAACTCTACGAGGTTTATACTTTTTATAATAATCTATTATCAACTTAGGTTGTTCTGCTGGAGATATTCTACTTCTATAAATATCTACAACATATTTATTATTTTCATTATCAATAGCAATAGCGGCAATAACAAAATAATCAGCCCTAGCGCTGAGAGAAGAAGCAGGGTCCACTCCCATATAGATTTCCACGGGCTTGATAACTTCATTTTCTTCTCCTTCATTTTTAACTAAACAATTCTGACCTTGTATACGTTTATAGTCGTAACTATGTATTTTAATCCATTTAGGTTGAAATGGCGCATCATCAGGAGATTGAGCTATATTCATATATTCCTGGAAAAATCCGTTTATATTACCAACAGATTTAAATTCTTCTTTTATATTAAGTATTCTTTCTTTTGGGAATCTTTCAGGCCAAATACTTTTTTCATCATCATCCCATATAGAAAACCATAATACGCTCCAAGCAGTAGATTCTTTAGCCCAACATAAGAAACAATCTTCAGATATAACTGTTCCAATCATAGCAATCTTACCATCATCAGACAAAGAAGGTATAACTGCTTCTGTTAACCACTTCCTGTTTTTGGCTCTTGCTTCAGGAGTAAACGCATTTAACTCTGATTCAAAGTCATCTACTATAATTAGATTAGGTCGAGTATCGCCTTGAAGGAATCCTCTAACTCTTTGTCCTGTACCCACAGCTACTATTCTAGCTCCATTTCCTAATATAACATCTGTATGAGTCCATTTACTGGCTGTATTAGGACCAAGGTCTCCAAAGATTGCTTTAAACTCATCACTATAAGTCAAATGATATTTAATTCTAGATAAGAAGTTGATTGACTGAGCTTGAGATTCTGATATAATAACTATAAACAAATCTTCATTACTGCTTTTGAATGCTGCTCTCCATAATGGATATATAAGAGTAGTAACCGTGCTCTTCGCTGTACCACGAGGAGCAGCGATTAATACTCTTTTTTTCTCGTCATCAGATAGGTGAGCATATACCTCCCTATGAAAAGGAGGTGTACTCTTGCGGAGGGCTGTTGGGAAACAGTGCTTTCCAAACAAAGCCATATTGTTCCGCAATTTTTTCAATACCTCTAATTGAGCATATTTTTCTTCATAATCCATTAGCTTTTATCTTTATCACTACCCATGCCTACAGCGCTTCCTGCAACTCCTAATGGAACACCTACAGTAAAAGTTTTCTTTAAAATCTTATGTAAAGTTTTTTCATCAAAAACAGACCTTAATTGTCTCATGTATACAGGATTATAAAGACCTTTCAACACTAAATCTTGCATGTTTTTTGAAAGAGCTCTAAATTGAGATACTCGAGAACTAATTTCCATAGGGTCTGTTAAATAAGTATAATACTTAGCATCATCACTTAATATTTTTATCATTTTTTTAATCTCATCTTTACCACCATATTTCTTTGAAAGATTACCTCCCTCTGTCATTATTTGGTCAAGAGCGCTTATCACTTTACTGTAATTATTTTCTCTACCAATTGGAAGAACCAGCCCATCTTTTTCTAAATTATTTAGTAAAGACTTGAAATTTTTAACAGTACCGCCTTTTATAAGATTAGTCCTAGGTATCATATGTCGTATAGACCCCCACATAGGAAGGTCTATTGGGTCTATCCCTGTTCCAGGTGTACTTCCATAAACAGGCTGCATAAATTTATCAGCTACTTTACCAAAGCCTTTTTCTCTCATTCTTACATCTCTACCAACTATATCTTGAACGGCATGCTTTACTTCATGTATTCCTGTGCTACGTTGCAATCCATGTCGAAGGTATATGTTACCTTTTTTTATTTCCCCTGTTGCAACATCTCTATAACCTGGACTATACATGCCCATTAAATTTCTTCCGCCTTCCTCATCTAAATATTTAGGATTAACTTGTATAGGTGTTTTATTTACAGTTTCTCTAACTGTTTTTTCATAGTAATTATCCATGTAATCATCTATATTCAATCTTTTTTGCTTAGCATTTAATTCAGCTAATTGTTCTTTAGCTTCCTTAACACCTGTTTTTCTCATTGCTGCAACATCAAGAGCCTCATTAGCGGTAAATCCAGGTTTTAAAGGTTTAGATAATTCTTCAATCTGCCTAATCAAACCTTCTCGTTTATTTTTATAGTAATCATTAACATTATCTCTAAATAGTTTTCTAGATTGAGGGCTTAAAAGTTCTTCAGTAGTCGCATTCCTTGCATTATTAATAGTACGTTGAGTCATATTTTTTGTTGCGGGCGCATACTTCATACCTAAATTTATACCTCTTCTTATTAATTTACTTAGTATGCTCATTCTTTACCTCTGTTCTTGTTGCAGTAAGCTTGTCTTCAGTTTCTCTAAGCTCGTCTATTAGTTTTACATTACTAGTAGCTTCTATCTGTTCTACTGTTTTAACTTGATTCTTTTCTTTCATACCATGCATATCTTGAAGATTGTCTACAGCTCTCATAAGATTAGTAACATCTCCTTTTGCTTTAGCTGTATCAATAGTATCAGATAATAACTGAAGTGTATATTCTTCTGTCATTCCATGTTCTTTTAATAATGATTGTAGTTCTTCTCTTACCATATCTTTAAACTTCTCCTTCTTCATTCTTCTCTTCCACATAACCTTTTGGTTATCAGTTGGATTATCTAGAACGTGTTCTATTGCCTTATCATAGTCCATCTTAGTAGCATAAACCATGGCTAAGTTTTTCATTTTTTGACCATTAGTCAAGACTTCCCATTGTGTTTTACCTGAAATAGTGTTGTTAGCTTTCCGCCCACTTGCTTTAAGTTTAGTAGAATTATACTTAGGATTAAAAAAAGTATACCCATAAGGATACCTAACGTAAATGCTGGAAGGGTTATAAACGGACTTGGAGATGACTTTAGCCACGAATTCGTCATCTGATATTCCATATTCTCCTTCTTTTGCTTCTCTCCAGTATTTATATTCCAAGTTTTCACTATCTGCTTCTTTTTTCCTATATATTGTATATGTCGTAGGAGCATCATCTCCTTTATGATGTATATTTATTGTATACAATTAAAATCCTGTTATAGCATTTTGGCTTTGATTATAAGCATCTAATGAAGAAGCAAACTTCTCTTGTTCGTGAATATAGTCATCTGAGCCAACTTCTGCCCCAGCCCAATGATGTTGTCCCCAATAACTTCCTACATCAGCAATATTCTCTTGAGTTAAACCTGAACCCTCGTTAGGATTATATCTTTTATCTGCTAAAAATAGCATTCGTTGCTGCTCATCTGTTAACTTAGAGGCATCAAAACCTATAGTAGGGTCATTCATTCCTTCTTGTATTAACCAATCTGGAATTTTCATATTTTTACTTGTATAATAGTTAGCTAATCTATTTCTAGCAGTCATTCCTCCAGCTTGTCCATATTCTCCTGTTTTTTCATCTTTGAATGTTTGCTCATATTGGAACAAGCCTCTTCCAGGACCACCGCTCCATTGCTGTTGAGTGGGGTCCATAGAGCCGCCAGATTCATGATAAGCTATTTTATTCATAAAAGTATTCAAATCTTCTGCAGATGTTCCCCATTTGTTAAATGTTTCATCAGATAGTAATGCTTCCATGCTATAAGGATTGACTTGAGTGCCAGTTGTATCCATTGTATTTGGATTAACAGTTGTAGGTGGTTCAGTTTGAAGACCTAAATTAGGTACAAATGGCTCATTTCCTTGATTAGGCTGTGTAAAGGCTGAATTTGTTTGATTATAATTATCCATAGTAGCATCTACAGGATTAGGATTGGGATTTGCAGGAGTGGTTGGCATAGATTGTTTTCCACCAAAAGTTCTAGCTAACCATCCTTCGCCTGTTCCAAACTTATCAAAAAATCCCATTGTTAGTTAAGCTCATCTGTTGTGGGATTACTATACATATATTCTGGATTATGAAGATTACTTAAAGCCTTTGAAAGCATACCTCCTCTAAAATTAAATCCTGGAGCATCAGGATTAATCATTCCGCTACCTTTAGCGCCTGTTATCAATAATGGTGGTTTTTGCGGCTTAGGAGCGTCAGCAGGACCTAAAATAGCTTCATCTTCATCTTCCTCAGTTCTAATGATATTGCCATTTTCATCCCATTGTACATCATCTGGGTTTTCACCTTCTCTAAGCTGAGATAAATCACGATTATCAACAGAGCCACTTCCTTGACCTCCGCCACCTCCGCCTTGTCCCACTATCATATCAGAAGAATATTCAGATTTATCTCTATATTCTCCTTGAGAGGGGTCGTAAAAAGTTTCTTGATTGGCATAAAATTCATCATCAGGATATACAAAGTTTCCATCTTCGTCTATAATTCTATTATTCGCATCAACCGAATGACCTTCTTTTAATATTGTTCCTTGCTGATTATATAAAGCATATTCATCGCCTCTAAATACTTCATTACCTCGTGAATCTAATCCTGGAGCCTGCTCCCATGTCCCTGTAGCTTCATTGTAAGTATATCCTCTATCGCTATAATATTCAGCTTGAGCATCTTCAAATTCTTGATTCCAATTTTCATCTATAGCAGGAGCACCTTCTCCTGTAGCGCCTTCTCCTACAGCGCCTTCTGCTGCAGCATCAGCTTCAGTGTATCCTTCTGGATATTTCTCAGCAAAGTAATTCCTAAACTCTTTATTAAAAACATATTTTCCTCTTTTAAATCTATCTAAAGCTGCTTCATATCCACGTTTACCTGTTATATCCTCACCTTCTGTCATAGCTGCATCTAAAAGATTTTCATCGCCATCTCCAACTACTCCATCAGCGCCTATAAGAGTATTGTTTTGCTGGTCAGTCACCTCTTCATTTCCATAGCCAGTAAGAGGAACTTGGTCTACAGCATCTCCAGTATAGCCACCTATTTGACCTCCAGTACCCTCAGTATCTACTGTTTCAGTACCTTCTGCTGGAATGTATTCACCTACATCAACCTGCTCTATTTCGTCCATCCAAGAATCATCTAGTGCATCAGTCTCATTAACACCAGTCTCTGGAGTCCATTCAGTCTCTGGAGTATATTCGTCTAATGTACCAGGTTGATAATCCTCTCCTGGAGTATATTCGTCTAATGCATCAGTTTGAAAGGTTTCCTCAGGGCTATAAGAAGTATAAGCTAGATTATCTACAAACTCTTTATTCTCGGGAAGCGATTTTACTTGATTTATTTCAGCCCTCTCATCAAATGACCAGTCTTCAGGATACTTTCCCTGCATAATTCCTTTGAATTGCTGTTCTAAGTCGGGGTACATCGTTAATCTGCCCCCTTGTTTTAAAAATCTTTGAAATAATTTAGCTTTATTCATTAATAATCCTCTCTTTGGGGTGAATTAAACCAATGTTTTTTTGCATTATTAGGTCTCATCATTGGCTGAGGCCCCATTTTCCTTGCTATATGTAGTGCTTTAAAAAGACTTCCTATAGGATTAAATGCAACATGTAAAAGATTAGGCAATGGAGTTCGACTTGTAGTTCTATCTCTAGGAGGCGTAAAATTGGGATTATTCTGCATAGGCGCCATATTTCTATGAGACCAATCCTGCATTAAATCTTGACCTTGTTCAGCTGTTTGTTGCACAGAAGTTACGGCTTTTTTAGCCATATTATTAACTTCGGCCTTTTTTTCATTACTCATGCCCTGATATGCAGTAATCGCAGTACTGGCTACAGGACCTCCAATTAGTTTAGCTGCTTGTAATATCCAATTCATTAGTGTACCCACCCTGCTTTATTCATCAAATCTTCATACTCCTTATTATTAACTTCTTCCCAGTAAGGTGCCATGTAGTCATCATAGAACTCTTCTGAGTATATATCGTCATATTTATCAAAATCAAAGTCTTGATTGAACTCTGGATTCCACATAGAGCCACCACTTCCCCCTACTCTTTCAGGAGGCAGGAAATTATGTATCCAGGCATGACCTTTTCCATGTATAAAACCATCTTCATCTCTAACTGCAGCACCACCTCGATGGTCTATATCCGCATAGTCTAAAAGACCCCTTCTAATATTACCTCTAATGTCTCTTGGTTGTACTTTTTCTTCATTTGCCATAGCTAAATATACATATAAATAACATAGCTATGCAAGAAATACTTGTCTTTAGTTACTAAAGCTCTTATATAGCTCTATACATAGCTATGTTATTCTTTAAAAATACACCAAAAAATATATTTTCCTAGTGATTTTTTTAAAAAACACAAAAAAATGTCAAGTTTCCTCGTAAATCGTTGAAAATCAACCCCTTTTTGAAAAATTATAACGAGAATGGGTGTGTGAGATATACACACCACACACCCGCTTCAATTCAAGCCCCATAGGGGTCAACTTACGTTGAAATTGATAGGGGTGAGTGTTGAGTTCCCCTTAGCACCTTGGGTGCTTATTGCAAAGCACATCAATTTAATCAAAATAAAATAAAGGACATTTAATTATGAAGAAATTAATTCAAGCATTACTTACATTCGGTGTAGAACTTACCGAATCTAAGTCAGGCAATGGCTTTGTAGTGTATAATTGCTCAACAATCCACACTAATGAGCAAGAGCTGAAAGCTCTAGCTAATGAGTGTGGTTGGAACATTAAACACTATCCCGAAACCAAATCTTTCGACGCTAAAACAGGTGAACCTGTTGTTAGGTCAGAAAGATTCTTCATCGGGCCAATGCTTACTAGCAATGCATTATCAGAAGACGCTGCTTTGGCAGCGGCTATGAAAATGCAAGGCGAGTAACCATAGCACTATCCTAGGCATATCGTGTATTCGGTATGTCTAGGCTTTTTTTATAAAGTAATACATAAATGGTGCTGTATCATAGCACAGAAAGGCTAATATGAAGAAGGTTTATAAGTTTACTAGTAATAATGGTTCAGTTGAGATAATCATGGCTAAATCACGCTATAAAGCATGGTCAACCGCACTCAAACTCTTTGGGATAGGTAATATCTCAAGAGTTACTGTTAGTTAGTAACAAAGTTTAGAATAGTCGCATTTCACTTAGACTCGAGCACTAGGTAATATAAGTCGGCTATTCTATTAAGATTTAATAACAAAAGACAAATAAAACAGTAAAGGAGATGTTATGAGCATTGTAATGTGTTATGTATGTGATAAACGAGTAGACATAGATTATGAAGAATTTAATGATATCTATG